ATGACTGGCAAACTTGACGGTTTCCTAGCCATATCAACCAACACCGCAACGAATGAGTATTGCATAAAGCAACATGACAAAGGCAAGCAAACTGGTGAAAATATCTGCGGTGATTGTTACAGTCACACAATGCTAAGGACATACCGAAAGAACATGCAGCCAGCATTGCAACGGAACAGTGATCTTTTGTCATCACGTCCACTAGAACCGCAAGAGGTGCCACGTATAAATGCAGCAATGTTCAGGTTCAATGCCCACGGTGAACTAATCAACATGCAACACCTTGAGAACCTCATAGCAATAGTCAAGGATAATCCGTGGTGCGTCTTTACCTTGTGGACAAAACGTGTAGACATTGTCAACCGTTGGCTACGAGATAACGACAAACCAGACAACATGATTTTGATATACTCAAACCCCAAGAAAGGACATATCATGTCCAAACCGCCAAGAGGTTTTGATAAGACATTCAACAATGTTCAAGAGGATGAATTTACAGATAGACAAAACTGTACTGGACAGCAATGCAAAGATTGTCGTCTATGCTACACAATCGGAAACATGGTTGACACAATCGTAGAGAAAGTGAAAAAATACTAATGCTAGGAATATTCTTGACAGCAATACTTGTAACTTGTTATCTTTTGACATGGATACTTGAAAGGATTCAACAATGAGACACGGAAAGAATGTGATCAGATTGTATTTCAACGGTGGTAGAACCTTGTCAATCTGCCAGAACTTTGACAACGGAATAAAACAAGAGCAAGAGGTGCTTGACATAACAAACGGTTTCGACGGTGATCCAGTACCTTTCGGAACCACCGTAGAGGATTTAATAAGAGCACTTCAACGAGTAATGGAGGAAAGTAAACAATGATTATTGCATGGTGGTCAGCAGGTGTGACAAGTGCAGTGGCAACTAAACTAGCCATTGATGAATATGGAAAGGACAACGTTGTTCCAATCTATTTTCAGATTGACAGTGCGCATGAGGACAACAAACGGTTCAAGGAACAGTGTGAAGAGTGGTATGAACGTGAAATAATTGTTGAAAGAGCACCTGAAAAATACAAGGATCAGTTTGATGTCATAACAAAAGACAAGTATGTCAATGGGCCAGCAGGTGCAAGGTGTACTCTTGTCTTGAAAAAACGAGTAAGGCAAAGACTGGAAAAAGAATTAACCTATGATGGTCAGGTCTTTGGGTTTGAGTATAGCAAGAAAGAAATAAACAGAGCTATCCGTTTCAAGGAACAGTATCCAGATGCTAAACCTTTGTTCCCTTTGATTGAGAACAAGATGAACAAACCTGAAAGTCTATACTATTTGGAACAGGCAGGTATCAAACGTCCAGTTATGTATGAACTAGGGTACGGAAACAACAACTGTATAGGCTGTGTCAAGGGTGGCATGGGGTATTGGAACAAGATACGTAAAGATTTCCCTGAAGTATTCGACAAGATGGCTCAGGTTGAGAGAGAAGTTGGCAATAGCTGTATCCGTAACGTGTTCCTTGATGAACTTGATCCAGAGGCAGGTAGACAACAGAAAATAATCATGCCTGACTGTGGAAACTTTTGTGACATAGAATTTTCTGATGTCCTTCATCCAAGACTAGAAGAGGTGTATGAAAAACCAGTGCAACTAAAATTAATCTAATGGTTGACATCTTGGACAGATTGTTTCAGTCTGTCTATACATGCCAACCGCATGACAACAGACAATGAAAGGATATACAATGTCTAAACTAAATACAGAACTAAAGATTGCTGCATACATGAAAGAAAACTATGACAAAACAATCCGTGAATGGGCTGAGGAACTAGGCATCACACACAACAAAGCTGCAGCTATACTTTCAAAGTATCAACGTCTAGGTTTGTTACCCATGAAAGGGCATGACAGTGAACGTCACCGCAAGATTGCATATCGTGCAATGGCTAAGTACCAATACGAAAAGTTGAGTGAAGAACTTGCTCTACCTGTATAACGTAGGCATAGGGTTGTCTGTCACACTTAACGCAATACTCGGCGGTCAACCCTACCAAACCTTCAGTGCCAGAAACTATGTCTGGTACTTGAAGGACAAGAGAAACCTTGTCTGGTTAATAGACAAAACACTAGGCAAGGATCACTGTTGGGAATGTTTTTTGAATTGGAAGTATGGATATGTGGGGAAACAGTCTAAGACAATTCTTGATTGATATGTTCCAGTATGATATTGTCTGGATACCAAAAGATGAACAAGAGGAGGTACCTTTCTAAGATGCATAGCTATTACAGAAACACAATCAATACTGTCGAGGAATGGTTAGATCATATCAAAGATCAAGAACATGAACCTGATAGTACTATAGATAGTATATACCCTGTGCAGAGCACAGCCCTATTATACGAAGAAATTGGAGGTTGTCAAGATGAAAAATAAAGATGCCTACGAAAAAGGTGCAGCTGATGTTTACTATGGCAGAGTATCCAACATGAAACAGTTCTTGACAGGTGAAGAAAGAAGTGCATACTGGAACGGGTACAACGACGAACCCTATGGAAGGAAAGACTATGGATACGATGAAGAGTGACAGCATCTTTGTCAAACATGAACCCTGCCCTGAGTGTGGATCGAAGAACAATCTAGCACGGTATTCAGATGGTCACGGTTATTGTTTCGGGTGTGAATACTGGGAAGCACAAGCCGAAGGCGATGCCATCGGAGGTGACGACATGGAAGAACGTATCAATGCAGCATACAACAAACTTGAGGTTGTCACTACTGAGAAACTGACAGCTGTCTATCGTGGCACACGTGGTATCACAGCTGACACAATGAAGTTCTTTAACTGCTACACATTCCTTGACAGCCACGGCAATGAGAAGCATCAGGAATACATCTACCCATCAGGTGGTATCAAGACTAGGTTCTTTCCTAAAGAGTTCTCAGCAAAAGACCTACGATCAGATGAACTATTCGGGATGAACCTCTGGAACGCAGGGACATCTAAGACTGTGACAATCACAGAGGGTGAACTAGATGCCATGTCAGTCTATCAGATGCTGCACAATCCTAAGTTCCCGAACCCTGTGGTATCTCTACCCAGTGCCAAGCCTAACCGCAAGCTATGGGAAAACGTACATGACTGGCTGTCATCCTTTGACAAGATCATTCTGTCAATCGACAATGACGAGGCAGGGAATGCCGTTGCCCAACGGATCGCCAAGATGTACCCGAACAAAGTCTATCGTGTACCACACGACAAGTACAAGGATGCTAACGAGTTCCTACAGGCAGGGGCAGTCCAAGAGTTCAAGAGTGCATGGTTCAATGCCAAGAAGTACACACCTGAGAATGTGATCAATACAACAGATCAGTTCCTGAGCATGTACAACAAGGCAGACGATCACATCTATGTGGAAACAGGTCTAGCTGAGTTCGATGAGATGTGCTTAGGTCTCATGCAGGGACACTTCACCTTGTTCAAGGCACAGACAGGAATCGGTAAGACTGAGTTCATGAGATACCTAGAGTACAAGATTCTGTCTGACTATCCACAGATCAAGATTGCAATCTGGCACATGGAAGAGACAAAGCTACGATCCATCTTAGGGTTAGCCTCATACTACCTGCAAGAGAACGTGACAAGGAAAGACTTGATCGAAGAGAAAAACATGGATCGTCAGGTTCAGGATGCTATCACAAGCCTGACTAAAGATGAACGACTATACCAATTCTATCTCAATGACGAGGATGACCCTCTTGACTTGTTGTCTCACATCAGGTATCTATCTCAAGCCTGTGGTGTCAACTATGTGTTCTTCGAACCTATCCAAGACATCAGTGCAGGGGTAGCAGCTGAGGAAAGTAAAGAGCAATTCCTTGCTGATCTCTCTGTCAGGCTATCTAAACTGGCGGCTGAACTGGGAGTTGGTATCGTGACAATCGGACACACAAACGATGATGGACAGGTTAAGTACTGTCGTATGATCGAACAACGAGCATCAGTTGTCGTTGACTTGAAACGTGACAAGATGGCTGAGGATGCAGAGGAACGCAACACAACCAAGCTACTCGTCACAAAGAACCGTCCCGTCGGGCCAACAGGGTATGCAGGACAGCTACGGTTTAACCCATCAACCTTTACCCTACATGAGAAACAAGATGAATTTTGATTACATGGCAACAACAGCTGCAGTTATCTACTGTCTAGGTATTTACCTGCACTACATCCACATCCACACGATCTTCTATCTACTGGAACGTCGAGATGAAATGAACACCAACAGAACCATCATGCACAGTATCATCTGGCCGTGGACTGTTGTCATGTTTATCTGGACGGACATCACAGGTGCAGATGACGATGACTAAGACAGTAGCAATGGATATTGAGACTGAATCACTCAACCCTGAATACATCTGGGTGATCTGTGCTGAGGATGTCGAGACAGGGGAACGTGAACAGTTCTGTAACCTGACAACCATACCTGAAGAAAGGGATCGTTTCATTGAGTACTGCAGTGGTATTGATAACTTTGTGTTTCATAATGGTCTTGGCTTTGATATACCAGTAATCAACAGACTACTCGGTCAGGTCATTGATCCACAGAAAGTCATTGACACTCTTGTTGTCTCTCGTCTGGTGGACTACACCTTGGATGGTGCAGGTCACAGCCTCAAGGCATGGGGCAAGAGACTGGGTGACTTCAAGATAGGGTTCACTGACTTCACCAAGTTGTCAGATGAGATGATTGAGTACTGCATCCAAGACGTTGTGGTAACTGTCAAGATTTATAGACACTTTAAGAAAGTCATACAAGACCCTGATTGGCAAGAGTCTTTACGTTGTGAACATGACATCCAGATGCTATGTGAAGACATGACAGCCAACGGTTTTTACTTTGACGAGGATCAAGCAGAGGAATTACTAGGTGAAATACAAACAAGAATGGAACGCCTTGAACAGGGTCTTCAAGAAGACTTCCCGCCTAAACTTACAGAAGTCAATCGTATCAAGTACAGACGGAAAGCCGATGGTAGTTTATTCTCTTCAGTCACCAAAGCACAAGAGAAATATTTTGCAACGGCACTTGACAAATCAGTGACACCAAACGAATTAGTGTGCTATGAGTACATCCCATTCAATCCTGCCTCACCCAAGCAACGCATCGAAAGATTGTGGGAAGCTGGGTGGGAGCCGTTCGAGAAAACGAAAGGACACATTGAGTATGAAAGAGAACAAGCAAGATCGTGGAGCTAAGTTTGCCAAGTACGGGTGGACACTATCCGAAGCAAACCTTAGCACACTGCCTGAGACAGCCCCTGCAGGAGGCAAACGTCTAGCCGAGTGGTTGACCCTTGAGGGACGTAGAAGCTCACTGGTGGAGTGGCTAGGCCACGTCAAGGACGATCACCGTATTCATGGTAGCTTTGCACACATCGGTGCATGGACAGGACGTATGTCACACCGCAACCCCAATCAGGCTAACATCCCTGCTGAGTTTCATGGTGATCCTGTCAGTGAGGTTGACAAGGTGAAGGCCAAGTACGACGGACAGTTCCGTGCCTTGTGGTGCGTACCTGAGGGTTCATGGCTAGTAGGTACAGATGCTGAGGGTATCCAGTTACGTGTGCTTGCTCACCTCATGCGGTCAGAGGAATACGTCCATGCGATTGTGTCAGGTAAGAAGGAAGACGAGACTGACATCCACAATCTGAACCGTAAGGCTCTAGGGATGTCACACATCACACGTGACATGGCTAAGACATTCATCTACGCATTCCTACTTGGTGCAGGTAATGCCAAGATTGCACAGATACTCAAGGTAAACCAGAAGGAAGCAGGTCAGGCAGTTGATAACTTTATGGAATCCATTGAAGGTCTAGCCAAACTAAAGAAGAAACGTATCCCTGAGATTGCTAGTCGTGGTTGGTTCAAAGGGTTAGATGGACGTAAGGTCAAGGTTCCTAACCAACACAAGACACTAGCAGGTATGCTGCAGAATGGTGAGAGTACCATCATGAAACATGCAGCACTGCAGTGGGTACACCGTGCCAAGAGACAGTGGATTGACTTTCGTCTTGTCACATGGCCTCATGATGAATGGCAGACAGAGGTAGCAGGTGAGTATAAAGAGGCAGAACTATTGGGTGAGATACAACGTCAGGCTATTGTCGATGCAGGTAAGAACTTCGACATGATCTGCCCATTGGCAGGTTCTACAGACATCGGCAAGAACTGGAGAGACACACATTGATCTGGATCATTGCATTATTTCCTGTCATTTTTTGCTTGACACTTAACCTAATTGTTGCTATATGCAATAAACACACAGCCAGTAAAGGAGATTAGACTTGGCTAAATATACTGAAGTAAAGACTGTAGGCCCAATCGAATGGGCTAAGGTATTCGAGAACACCCGTGACATGGAAGGTTACGAGGGTGCATACACTGAGTGTCAGGGTGCATATACTGTAAACCAAATCCTTGACAAGGAACAGTTTGACAAACTGAAGTCAGCTGGTACTATGAAGAAGCCTAACCAGAAACGTTTGCTTGAGGGTGAGCTTGTGGTTAAGTTCGAACGTAAGCACTTGGTGACAACCAAGGACGGACGTGTTATTGAACAGGCAGGTGGAGCACCTAAAGTAACTGACGCAGATGGACAGCCATGGGACGTTGACATCAACGGTGACATCGGTAATGGTTCTATTGCTGAGGTATCTAACCTGATCACATCCTTCCAAGGATCAGACGGTAAGACATACTCACGGACTAGCCTCATTGGTATCAAGATTCTTGAGCACCAGCCAATCCCAGAACGGGATGATGAGGCTGCATAACTTTCCTCCCCCCAACTTGGCAGGGCTGTAGTGGCCCTGTCCTTTTCATTAGGTAGACACATGTCAGAAATAAAAGTAACAGCTATTGAAGAACGTGAAGATGGTTCAGCCCTTGTCAAACTAGATATGGATGATGCAACCTTTGGTGCTATCTTTAATTTTGGTTTTGTAGAGATGCTACGAAAAGGTATGGAAGTAGAACTAGATCGTTCTAATATCAGACCCATGACAGACGAAGAACGTCAACGTGCAAGAGAAAAAGATCAAGCTAACCAATCACGTAAGTGTGTCAGTTGTGGTGGCCCTACTGTCAACGATGACTGGTGTAGCTTTTGTTTGGAGGAAGAATGATTAAAGTAACCTACATAGATCACATGGGTTCTGACTTGTCAGTAGTTAATGCTGCACGTGTGTCATTCAAGAAACAGTCAGACTGGATGCCTAAAATACACAACGGAGAGAAGAATGTCCTGTTGGAGAAAGATAGAAAACTTATTCACTACCTTGCAAGGAATCGGCATACTTCTCCTTTCGGGCATTGCTTTGCTTCTTTCCATGTATGTGCTCCTCTCTTTGTAGCACGTCAGTTACAGAAACATAAATTCCTACGTTGGAACGAAGTGTCCCGTCGATACGTTTCAGACGATCCTGAGTTCTTTACACCTAGCATGTATCGTGAGGCATCTGCTGACAAGAAGCAGGGATCAGGTGGTGCAATGCATAAGGATGCTGTCAAGGCTGTCAAGAACAAGGCAGAGCAACTGACAAAGGGTGCAGCACGTACCTATCGTCGGATGATGGAACTAGGTTTGTGTGAGGAACAGGCACGTATGTATCTACCACAGTCAATGATGACTGAGTGGTACTGGTCAGGTAGCTTAGATGCGTTTGCAGATATGTGTCGTCTACGTGGGATGCCAGATGCACAGTTAGAAACACGTGAGGTATCAGCATACATCAGTGACAAGATGTACGACTTGTTCCCTGAATCATGGAAAGCACTACGAGGTTATGGCAAATGATATTGATTGACGGAGACATCTTTGCCTATCGTGCTGCATTTTCCTGTGAGGATCAGGATGTAAAGGATGCATTGGACAAGGTAGATGACCTGATCCAGTGGGCTATCTACTCATGCATCTTGGAGTATGACGTAGAGGATTACCAAGTATTCCTGACTGGCAAAGGTAACTTCCGTTATGACATTGCTGTCAGCCATGAGTACAAGGGTAACCGCAAGGAGGTTGAGAAACCTCAACACCTAGAGGCTATCCGTAAACACATGATTAAAGCATGGGAGGCTGTTGTCTCTAAGGGTGAAGAAGCTGACGATCTGATCGGGATCGCAGCAACGGAGGGCGGCAAGGAATCAATCGTTGTCTCTATTGACAAAGATATGTTACAGATTCCTTGTCGTCACTATAACCCGAACAAGAAAGAGTTCACAGTTGTGTCTGACTTCGATGGCCTAAAGTTTTTCTACACACAAATACTGACAGGTGACCGTGCTGACAACATTGTAGGATTGTATGGTGTCGGGCCTAAGAAAGCTGAGAAGATATTAGCTGACTGCAAGACTGAGGCTGACATGTACGAAGAGTGCTTGCACCAGTACGGTGGTGAAGAGGATCGTGTCATAGAAAATGCTAGGCTTCTCTGGTTACGTAGAGAACCTGATCAAATATGGGAGCCACCTAAATGCGTTACAGATCAGGACTAGAGAAACGTACAGCACAGTACCTGAGGAAACACAAAGTCAAGTTCGAATATGAAACATTAAGGATTAAGTTCCAACCACCAATGAGAACATACACACCTGACTTTGTGTTACCCAACGGAATCATAGTAGAAACTAAAGGCAGGTTCATTCCATCAGACAGGGCAAAACATCTAATGATAAAAGAACAACATCCAGAATATGACATCAGATTTGTCTTCACTAACCCTAAGGCTAAGATCAGCAAGGGTTCTAAGACATCATACGGCGATTGGTGCGACAGGCACGGGTTCCTCTATGCACAGGAGACTATCCCTTTGTCATGGATTAAGGAGAAAAGGTCTTGACTATGTTCGATTTAGAGAGTAAAATACGAACCTTGTCCCAAGATTTTGACTTGGACTGGTTACTAGAAGAAAACGATATATCAGTTGAACACGTCATCAGGCTACTGGTTGACGAGGGTTTGATTGACCCCAACGAACACATCGACACAAGCAATGAAGAAGAAGAAATGGAGAGATGGGAAGAATGATTAATGAATCTGACCTAGATGCATGGGAATACTACAATAGTAAGACCCTTAACGACTACCAATCGGAAGCTTTAAAGACAAAGGCTTACCCAGATGATAAACGTATCATCTATCCTGTTGGCCTATTGACAGAAGAAGCTGGAGAGGTTGCAGGTAAACTAAATAAATATCACCGTGATGGTATCTGGGATCGTGATGGTATTATCAAGGAGATGGGGGATGTCATGTGGTCATTAGCCGCACTAGCATCTGACCTTAACGTAAGCCTAGAGGAAGTTGCAGATCGTAACATCAAGAAGCTACGAGATCGTCAACGTCGAGGTAAGATTGCAGGATCAGGAGATGAACGATGAGTAAAAAGAAAACAGGCATGTCATGGTTCTGGCGTTGGATGAATTTCCTAGCTACATGGCGTGAACACCGTCGAGTAATTAAAGAATTAAATGCCTTGACAGATAAAGAATTAGCTGATATAGGGATTGCTCGTGCCGATATTGACCGATTGGTCTGGCTGGGAGAAGACAAAACAATGCGAGGACGAGGAAAAGATGAATAATTATTTACCAACTGACTACCAATCATTCATCCACACATCACGGTATGCCCGTTATGTAGACGGTAAGGGCCGTGAGTCATGGAGTGAGACAGTAGGACGTTACATGGATAACATTGTTCGTCCTGTCTTGGGTGATGACAGCTATGTCAACCAGATCGAAGAGGCTATCCTGAACCTAGAGGTCATGCCTTCTATGCGAGCTATGATGACAGCTGGCCCAGCCTTGAACCGTGACAACACTGCAGGGTACAACTGTTCGTACCTACCAGTGGATGACCCCAAGTCTTTTGATGAGGCTATGTTCATCCTACTCTGTGGTACAGGTGTTGGGTTCTCAGTTGAACGTCAGTACGTGCAGAAGTTACCTGATGTACCTGATGAACTGTTTGACAGTGAGACAACAATCGTTGTCAAAGACAGCAAAGAGGGTTGGGCTAAGGCTTTCCGTCAGTTGATTGCATTGCTGTACTCAGGTGAGATTCCTCAGTGGGACATCGGTTTGGTACGCCCTGCAGGTGCTCGTCTAAAGACATTCGGTGGACGTGCCTCAGGCCCAGCCCCTCTGGTTGACCTGTTCAACTTTACCATAAAGGTCTTCAAGGATGCACGTGGACGTAAGCTATCGTCTATCGAAGCACATGACATCATGTGTAAGATCGGTGAGATTGTTGTCGTAGGCGGTGTACGTCGTTCAGCCATGATCTCTTTGTCTAATCTGTCAGATGACCGTATGCGTCATGCTAAGTCAGGTGAGTTTCCAAGCCACCGTTACTTGGCGAACAACTCAGTGGCGTACACAGAGAAGCCTGACAGCACATCATTCATGCGTGAGTGGATGGCTCTTGTCGAGTCAGGTACAGGTGAACGTGGAATCTTTAACCGTGAGGCATCACGTAAACAGGCAGCTAAGTTTGGGAGACGTGATGATGGTTACGAGTTTGGAACGAATCCTTGCAGTGAGATCATCCTTCGTCCGTATCAGTTCTGTAATCTTACGGAAGTTGTCGTCCGTGCTACAGACACTGTGGATGATTTGGAGCGAAAAGTCCGTATGGCAACAATTCTGGGAACAATCCAGTCTACCTATACAAAGTTCCCATACCTGCGTAAAGTGTGGCAACGTAACACAGAAGAGGAACGGTTGCTCGGCGTGTCACTGACAGGCATCATGGACAACCCGTTAATGACAAGTAAAAATGCTGGGCTATCTAAAACTCTTGAACACCTTCGTAGTGTGGCTGTTGTCACAAACCATGAACTGGCTGATCGGCTTGGTATTCAGCAGTCTGCTGCTATTACATGCGTTAAGCCTAGTGGAACAGTCTCGCAACTCGTGGACTCCGCAAGTGGTATCCACGCACGACATAGTGACTACTACATTAGAACCGTTAGAGGTGACAACAAAGACCCCTTGACACAGTTCATGAAGGATCAGGGTATTCCAAGTGAACCTTGTGTCTACAAACCAGATCAGACAACCGTCTTCTCGTTTCCTGTCAAGGCTCCTGCAGGTGCAGTTGTTACCTCTGACCTGACAGCAATCGAACAGCTAGAGATGTGGTTAGCCTATCAACGTCACTGGTGTGAACACAAGCCATCTGTCACAATCAATGTGAAGAAGGATGAGTGGTTCGAGGTAGGGGCATTTGTCTACAAACACTTTGACGAAATGTCAGGGGTGTCGTTCTTGCCGTATGACGATCACGTCTATCAACAAGCACCGTACCAAGAGATCGGTAAAGCAGAGTATGAAAAGTTGTTGGGATTAATGCCAGAAAAAATTGACTGGACACTCTTGACAAACTATGAAGAATCTGATAACACCGTTGCAATGCAGACACTAGCTTGCTCTGGTGATGTGTGTGAAATCGTTGATCTAACTTAGGGGAGTTACTATGACAGGTATCGAAGTATATGCAATCTTTGCAACACTCGTAGCACTGCATCAGCTACTAAGCTAATGACAACTGTACGGAAACAATTTAGCAGGGCTTTGTATGAAGCATATGATGGCCCTGCTCGTACGGCACTGGTGTTGTTCCTTGAGGGTAAGGGACACACCATCGTCAACAACGAAGAGAACTACAGTGTCGATGTTGTCAGTCAGTACAAAGGGCATACGTACTTTAACGAGGCTGAGGTTAAGACAGGATGGAAGTCCGACTGGCCTACAGACTGGAAAGAGATCAGGATTCCAGAACGTAAGCAACGTCTGTTAGACAAAGATGTAGATGGTTTCCTGAACTTCTATGTCTTCCGTGCTGATTACCGTCAGGTATGGCGTATCAAGGATTCCCTCCTGACACAAGAAAGTCTAGGTGAAGCTAAGGGTAGATACATCCGCAAGGGTGAACTGTTCTTCCACATCCCATATACAAAGGCTGAGTTGGTTAAACTGTAATGCAGTTAGAATTGTTTCAAACAGGTAATTCTTACAGGAACACAGACTGTGAGTTCTATGAGTGCAGAACGTGTAAAGAAAACTTACCTATAACGTCCTACCAAGTAAGGTCTGACAGATCAAACTATAGGGCAAAAGACTGCCTATCCTGTACAGCTAAAGAGTCTAAAATAAAAGAAGACATAAGACGTACTGCCCCGCCTCGGCCTGATACTTGTGACTGTTGTAGTAAGGATATGGAGTATGATGATTTCTATTTAGATCATTGCCATGACACTAAAGTATTTAGGGGTTGGCTGTGTAATAGCTGCAACTCTGGTATAGGCATACTAGGTGATACAGTAGAAAGTTTAGAAACAGCACTAACATATCTTAGGAAACACTATGGATAATAGCCTAGAACCACCCAAGAAGCCCACCCGTACACGGCGTAAGACAAACTACAAAGGGGCTACTGCCAAGAAAACATCTGGCCTTGTGCCACGAACTGACAACCAGAAGGCACTGATAGATGCACTTAAATCGAATACTCAAGTATTTATACTCGGCCCTGCGGGTACTGGTAAGACATATGTTACGGCGACTTATGCTGCCGACCTCTACACGACGAAAGAAATTGATAAAATCGTCATCACAAGACCTCACGTTGCCGTAGGCAAAGAGTTAGGTTTTCTAAAGGGTGACCTTCAAGAGAAGACAATGCCATGGGCTTTACCTGTCTTAGACGTACTGGAGAAACATCTTGGAAAAGGAACAGTTGAAACAGGGATCAAGAACGGCAACATTGAAATGGCTCCTCTTGCACTTATGCGTGGGCGTAGCTTCGATAATGCCTTTATAATCGTAGATGAATCACAAAACATCACGACACACGAACTGAAGATGTTATTGACACGTGTAGGTGAAGGGTCAACTATTGTCTTGAATGGAGACATCCAACAGTCTGATCTAAAGGAAGCTGATGGGTTATCTAAAGTAATACACTTGGCTAAGAAGTATATGTTGCCAGTCCCGATCATCGAATTTGGGTTGACAGATATTGTCAGAAGTGATATATGTGCTGAGTGGGTGAAAGTATTTATGAAGGAGAAACTATGATGGAAACATTAATCTACTCAATTTGTATAGCAATCTGTGGTTATGTCCTAGGTCATGTTATCGGCTACCGACGAGGACATGACGATATGGATAAGGCTTACAAAGAAGTCTATAATATCAAGGAGTACTAAATGACAGACCCTATTGAAGAACAGGTTGGTGGTGATCACTACATTGGTCAGGGTATCCAACCTATCGAATACATCCTTGCAAATGAACTTGACTTCTGTGAGGGTAATGTTGTCAAGTATGTCACACGGTGGCGATACAAGAATGGTATTGAAGATTTATACAAAGCGAAACACTACATTGAGTTCCTGATTAAAGATGTCGAAGAAACACATGAACAGTTCAAAGCAATGGTGGAAGCCTCCCAACAAGAAAAGGTGAATTAGAAATGTTTACTCCACTCCTTATAATCTGCACAATAGACATGAATATATGCTATGCCAGATCACATCCTACCCTCTTTAAAACAGAAAAAGAGTGCTACGACAACCTTGCAGCTGGTATAGCACTCTTTGAGGAACAAAAGTTTATTGTTCAAGATTATAAGTGTGTGAATTGGGGTTCTAAGACTTAGTTCTTTTCTTACCTGAAGCTGTCGTTGACCACTTAACTCTCTTGGGGCCAGTCTTTTTGCTGGCCTCTTTCTTTGAGATACTGCCAGCTACACTCTTAGGGCGACACGCAGGGTATGGACGTTTACTGTCCTTGGCACTCTTACGTCCACAGGGTTTGCCAGTCTTGACATCAACCCACTGTTCACCGAACCACTTACCTAGACCACCCTTAGCCATTACTTCTTCACCCTATTGTCTGGGCCTTTCCACTTACCGCCACGTTTCTTGTATTCCTTAGAGGCCCATGCATTGGCATATGCTGAAGGATACACCTTGTATTTCTTCTTGGCCTCTGCCTTGACACGAGACCACAGAGATGGGTTGGTTGGTTTAGGACTTGCCACGTTTCTTATCCTTCTTTTTATAACCTGAAGCATAGATAGCACGTCCCTGCTTCTCTGCCTCTGCTTTTGTCTTATAGACCTTACCTGTCTTACCCCAACGGTAGCCGCCTTTTACTTTCATCACTGGCATCTTACCACTTCCCCTGAGACTTACCTATGAAATAGAATATGACACCTAGAATACCTGCACTAAGAATTGTAAGGATAATACCAAACGTCCACTCAATGACAGCCTGTTTGAATCTAGCCTTTTTAAAGTCAGTCTTTTCCTTTTGTTTCTTCATGTCTCTGAGGATTTGTTTATATTCCTCTAAACCTGAAGGGCCATGAGTGAACCTAATCATATTTTCAAGTTCTAATTTTAATTTCTCAGCCTTCTTCTTACAGGCAAAAGCACTAGCTGCACGTTCCTCTAGGGAACCACTGAACTGTTGAAAGAAGCTAGGATTCTTAGCCTGACGTTCAGCCTCGTTAATATCAGCCCATGCCCCTGCAAACTTAGACAAGGCAGAGGTTGTGTCTTTCCCTGCGTTGATAAGAGTACGCATCTGAGAGACAGCCGTTGATGCTACAGATAAGGCTGTGATTGGATCGATCATTTTTCATTCTTTACCTGACGGATACCTACAGTACGTACTGGAGAAACATCTTGGAAAAGGAACAGTTGAAACAGGGATCAAGAACGGCAACATTGAAATGGCTCCTCTTGC